TACTTTTCACCATCGTTCTTGAAAGGGGTGAGAAATAATCTTTGCTCCAGCCCTGAAGCGCTTGATACAGCTTCTGCTCGATTCTTAAAAAATCAAACCCTTTTTTTCTTTCTTCGACCGGAATCCCGTGCCATGTCGGAAATGCATCATTCGACACAAGCTGAAAAGATACCGGAACATTTCCCAATTGCCCGTTTGCAGATATATCGGAATAAGACGCTTCCGGGAAATCCACATCATACATGGCCTCCGGAAAATCAATGAATAAAGCAGGATAAGTTACCGTACCCTGCGTTCCATTGGCAAGCTGCCCCAGCTGCTGATCGATATGCTGAATCTCCGGAACCTCCTGGGCAATTCTTTCCTGAAGGTCTAATAATAACTGTACATAAAAATATTCTTCCATAAGTAGTAAATTATAGTTTATCAAATTAGTTCTGTTATGGAATAGTTTCATTTAAACAGGCTTATTTTCTTCCCGTTTACACTATTTCACAGTACAAAATTGAGCTTTAAACAGGGCATTTTAAAAAAGTTGTGCAATCCTTGCGCTCTTATTTTCAAACCGTTGCAGGATGTTAGAAATTTGTACTCACAAAACAAACACAACACTCAATTATTAATATGGATTCACTATCTGCAACCGCATTAAAAATCGCTATTACCCAAATAGGACAAGAGGAAAAACCTCAGGGATCAAATTGGGGAATCCCTGTTAAAACCTATCTGGCCTCGGTGGGAATTAATTTCCCGGCAAGCTGGTGTATGGCTTTTGTGTACTGGTGCTTCAATGAAGCTGCAAGGCAGAATAAGATCACCAATACAGCCATAAGAACAGGCGGAGTTTTATACGCATGGAATAACGCTCCCAAAGAAAAGAAATCCTCAAAGCCCGCTGTTGGATCTGTATTCATCATGGACTTTGGAAAAGGCCTGGGCCACACAGGTTTCGTTGAAAAGTTCGATTCCCAGTACATCTACACCATAGAAGGAAATACGAATGATAACGGAAGCCGCGAAGGCATCAAGGTGTGCAGAAGAAAAAGAACTTTAACATCCATCAAAGGATATATACAATATTAGAATGAAACAATTCATGTTCTTCATATCGTTATTTTTTGTTTCGCTGGTTCAGGTTTCCTGCCTAAACAGGAAACCTCAGGAACCGGTGATCATCGAAAACACGAAAGAAGTGGTGACCGTGGTAAAAGACACCATTTTCAGAACAGAAGCAGACAGCACCTATTATCACGCGCTGATAGAATGCATCAACGGAAAACCGGTTCTGAAAGAATCTGAATTCAATAAAAATATCAGCCGTAACGGAAATACCTCCGGAAGCGGCCTGCTGACCCCGAAAGTATCAGTTATTGACGGAAAACTATCGGTAGAATGCTATAAACAGGCACAAGAGTCATTTAAAACATGGCGGGAAACCTATATCAAAGAACACGAGAAAACACCAATTTACATTGAAAAACCTATATACAAAGAAAAAGCTTTGTCATGGTTTCAGGAAACACAGCTATGGCTCGGAAGAATCTTTCTTGGTGTACTCGCCCTGTTCACTCTTGTCCTCATCATCAGATGGAAAAAGATCATGTAAATACCATTTAAAAATAAAAAACGAACAGAAAAAGGATTTCTGATTCAAAAATATGTACAACAACTTTTTAAAAAATAAGTAAAAAATGTCACAAGGAAATGGAACACCAAAAGTAAAAGCGAATGTGGCTTCAGGCAACTTACTTCGTCAGATTCAGGTAATCGACGGCGTTGCAGGAATCGTGGGAACAGCAAGCACACTGACCAATATCGGTAAAGTGCAGACTGTTTACTCACCAGAAGACGCTAAAACCAAAGGGTACACTGAGCAGGACGAACCGTTCTTGTTTCAGGCAATCAATGAATTTTATCAGGAGCTTGGAGGAAGCCAGGAGCTGTGGATCTTAGGAACACCAGCCGCAACAACAATGGAAGAAGCCGTTAAAAGCACCAACGAAGCAGGCGTAAAAAAACTTCTTACCGCTTCCAATGGTAGAGTAAACTTAGTAGGAGTTTGCAGAAAGCCGGATGCATCTTACGTTTCTCCTGCAGGGTTTTTAGACGAGGATGTTAAGAAAGCGTTATTAGCTTCCAAAACATTAGCTCAGTATCAGCAGTCCGTCAACAGACCGGTAAGGTTTTTAATTGAAGGGAGAGTAAATGATGCTACTGCAATTCCTGTTTTTGAGCCGAAATCTGCGAACAACACATTTGCAGGAGTGGTTCTTGGAGGATCAAGAAAAGGCGGATCCGCATCTGTAGCTTTAGTTCTGGCAAGAGCTTGTAAATATCCTGCTCACGTAAAAATCGGAGACGGACAGAACGGAGCATTAAGCATCACGGAAGCGTATATCGGAGAAGACAAAGTAGACAGTATTCCGGTTGAAAAATTAGACCAGTTCACCGATGCAGGTTTCATCACTTTCCACACCAGAGAAGGAGCTGCAGGTTATTATTTCAGTGTAGATAAAATGGCTGGTTCAGATGACTTCAAAACATTGGTTCACGGAAGACTGATTGACAAAGCACAGAGAATCTCTACTGCTACAGACACTCCATTCCTGGAATCTTCCATCAGAATGGCTGCAGACGGAAGACTGAATGAAGCAGATGCTGTTTACCTGGAAGAGCTTACAAGAGCCCAGCTATTGAACAACATGGCAGGACAGATCAGCGGAGCGGAAGTATTGGTCCCGTTAGATCAGGATTTAATCAACACAAACACCCTTGAAAAACAAATTCAGATCCAACCGTTAGGCTATATGACCTGGATTGTACTGAATATGGGTTTAACAAAAACAATTTAATTTAAAACATGGCTAATATTAATATTACATCATCAGAATGCGCATGGGCTCATTTTGAAGTGAAAGTGTTATCAAAGGTAATCAAAGGACTTAGAGGTTTCAGTACAAAAAAGACTGTTGAATCGGAACATATCTACGGTTCAGGAAACGAGCCTATTGATATTTCGAAAGGGAATGCTAAATACGACGGAAACATCAAACTTTTAGGTTTTGAAGCAGATGCATTGAACAAAGCGGCAAGAGACGCAGGTTACGATGACATCACTGAGGTTCCTCACGAACTTATCGTGATCACGATTTCTTACAAGAAAAAAGCTTCTGACAAAGGAACAACCATTGTTACTTCAGGAGTTCAGTTCACAGAAGATGGTTTCGAAATGGAACAAGGGGCTAAAAACAGAGAGGTTACCCTTCCATACATCGCAATGAGCAGAAGAATTGTATAATCAATAAAACAAAATAAAATGGCAAACGAAAAATTACAGGAAATTTTCAATAACAGAAAATCTAAAGAAGAAAAAAAGACCCAGGAAACCAAAAAAAGTGTAGTAAAAGATCTTAGTCCTTTCGAGGCAAGATACACTGCTAAAAAGCTTGATGAGTGGAAAAAAGAGTACGGCAACAGAGACCTTATTTATCTGAAGGTGGATGACTTCCTTGCTGTTCTAAGACCTCCTAAAGCAGATGATCTGGGCGATTATCTTACTGCTATCGGTTCCAACGGAATGAGTAAAGCTGTAGCGATGATCGTAGAACAGCTTTGGATTGAAGGAGATTATCAGCTGATTGAAGATGAAGACTGCTTCATCGCCGTGTTCTTACAGATGAACAACATTCTGGAGAGCAAGAAGGCCGACTTTTTTCGCGCTTAGTGAAGCAGGTCGGAATTCATTCTCTGATAAAAAGACCGAAGGAATAGAGTTCCTGATTGTTTTTGGAAGTATGCAGTTTGGAGCCGATGCATTAAAGAATTGGGGTGATGAAAAGTTTTTCTATCGCACCGGAATAGCCTTAGAAATTTGGAAAAAACAAGGCGAAAGAAAATTTTAAATTATGAATGAAAACAACATTGCGTCACAGGCTAATTTCATTGCGCAAATAAGTAGTTTTTTAAGAACCAGTGATTTAGTAAATGGTTATAAGGAGCTGAGAGATGATATAGATAAAGGGTTAGAAATATTAGGTGATAACATTCTAACAACCATGCGCAGTATACCGTCAAAAATTAAAAACCTTCCCGGTAATATATTTGATGGAATCAAAGAAATATACGGAACTATTAAAGATTCCATTAAGTCAAGCTACAGTAAGCTAAAAGAACATGTAAAGACAAGGTTGGGAGTACCACCTCCACCCCCGCCACCCCCAGCACCTGTGAGACGGTATGATGATATTCAAAGCAATATAAACCGTGTTCAGAATACCTTGAACAGATCTACAGATCCTTCAGGTATTGCAAACTTAAGAAGTCAATTAACAGCTCTTCAAAATGAAGCAAGAAATCATCCATCACAGATAACAGCAAACGGCCCGGACTTACCCACTATAGGATCAGGAGGTTCCGCTTCAGGTGCAGACGGAAAAAAAGGAGGAGGATTTTCAATCAATGGAATGTTGGGAGCCTTCGGACTTCCGGGTGTTGGAGCCATGATAGGCAGCGCACTTAAAGATGGGGCAATAGCAGCCATTTCCGGAAGCATTCAGAAAGAACAGGATGTTTTAGGACTTTCCAATGTCTTAGGCAAAGGACAGGATGCCAATGCAGCCTACAAAGGAATCCGTAGTGATGCTGAGGCTTCCTCTTTCGACACTTCTACCCTTCTGGAAGCCAATAAATCTCTTCTTTCCGTAGGAAGTGGTGCACAACAGGCAAGACAGGATGTAATGAATCTCGCCAATGCTGTCACTGCTACTGGAGGCGGAAAAGATCAGCTTTTAAAGCTCTCAGATCAGATGAAGGAGATCAAAAGCAGCGGAAAAGCATCCGGAGATCAGCTTAAAGAGTTTGAATCTGCGGGAATTGATGTATTCGGAATGCTGTCTGCTTCTACCGGAAAAAGTGTAGCCGAACTTCAGAAACAAGGTGTTGATTATGCAGCTCTCTCCCAATCATTTGGACAAGCCAGAGGCCAGGGAGGAATGTATGAAGACGCCTTAGGAAAACAAAACAATACCGTTACCGGAAAATGGGACATGATCAAAGAAAAAGGAGCCAATGCGCTTACGGATATCGGAGATTCATTTACCCCTATTATTTCTAAGGTTCTGGATATCGGAGTACAGTTTGCCAATAGCTTTGCGCCTGCCATACAGCTTATACAGCCTTATATAGATATCATTGCCAACGGACTTGGACAGGCTGTTGAATTCATCACAGGTTTAGGAGAAGGAACCAATACCTGGTCCGGATATGTAGATATTGCCCAAGGCTTTATTTCTACCGTCTGGAGTACATTGGGAAGTGTTTTTGATGCAGTCTGGAGTATTGTTTCAGGACTTATTACCTGGATCGCTAACAGTGAGATGATCAAAGATGTTTTCGCTGCTGTGTATGGAATCTTAGGAGTAGTTCTCAAGGCCGTAGGATGGGTAGCAGACGCACTCAAATGGGTTTGGAATAACGTCCTGATGCCGATTCTGAATGGGATTGAAAGCGCTTACCGATGGGCGAAAGAACTGATTACCGGAAAAGAAATCAAAGTTACCAAAACCAATGAGATCAAAGCCAACGCAGACCTTGCCAATGGTATGAAAGCAACAGATGCTCAGGTAAAAGGTTTTATGGCTTCTAAAGGGCCGGCAAAAACAGATCTTACCGCAGCAGGAAGGCCAACAATCAACAGAAGTGAGGACACCAGAAGAGACAATGCTGCCAAATCCAGAGAAACCGGAGAAACCGTTTCCGGAGGAGGACAGAAAACCATCAATATCACGTTGGGCAAATTCTTCGATACCATTCAGTTCAACACCCTGAATTCCGGAGAAACATCAGATCAGTTAGAAAGTATAGTAATGGAATGCCTTGGACGTGTTCTATATAACGGAGCAAAAGTAATGTAAGATGCAGACAGTTTTTGATTTACAAAATTTATATAAATCCTATTTTTCAAGGACCCCATTCAACCTACCGGGCTCAGCAGACGAAGCGACAAGAGACTTCGGAAGCCTTCTTACCTCAAAAAACAAAAACAGAGGAGAAATTTTTTCCAGTACAAAGGGAATTGCATTCAATAAGACCGGAGCTTACGGCCAGGATATCTGGTTTCCTGCTGAATTCAGAATCAATGGAAACATTAGTAACTCCTTGACTATAGATGCTTGTACCATTGCAGTGAACCTCAGCAAAACGATTGTGAGAACTGCGGTAAGCGAAAGAAAAGGAACGGTAAAGGAAATGTTCAACATTGATGATTATAAGTTCACCATCAGAGGTCTTTTAATTGATAAAAACAGAAAAGTTCCGGAAGCCGATATTAATAAACTCAAATTGATTTTTGAAACAGATCAACCGGTAACACTCCATGGAGGATACCCCGAAATATTTCTAAAAGAAAGTACCCGGGTAGCCGTTACATCGTTAGAATTTCCGGAAGTACAGGGAAAAGTGCACTGGATAAGACCATTCAGCCTTACCTGCGAAAGTGATTTTATTGCCGACGTAAAAGATTTAGAAGTACCACAGAAAAATGCTAATACTAACCAGTAACATCTCTATTGAAGATGTAGAAAATATACAAGCCAGCAAAGTAACCTGGAAAAGCGAAGTAGGATCTTTTATTGACTCATGCACAATTGAACTCCCCCGTATCAGCTATCTGAAAAATGATAAAGCACAGACCCAGGACCTCAACCAGGAGCGTACAAGCAGCGAGAGAATGGGCTACGCTTTTAAGGAAGGTGATAAAGTAAGCGTTTCTTTAGGCTATAATAAAGTCAATAAAAAACGTTTTGAGGGCTTTGTAAAGAGAGTCAATATGGGGATTCCCGTGAAAATAGAATGTGAAGGATACGGATACCAGCTGTATGAGACCATGTTCAGCGAATCCTACACTTCCGTAACCGTTAGGAAACTGCTGGAAGACCTTACCAAAAAGACGAATATCGTTGTTTCCGATAAGATACCGGATATTCCGCTAAAGAATGTAAGATTCAAAAACGTCAACGGGATTAAAGTTCTGGAATGGCTGAAAGACGAATGCAAGCTCGCGGTCTATTTCAATATGAACGAACTCTTCGTAGGAACCCTTTACGGGAAAGTAGAGGAAAGAATAAAGGCAAGAATAGGCTGGAATACGGTAAAAGACGATGAATTTCAGCAAAAGAAAGTCGATAAAAGCACCCGGATTGTCATCAAAGAGAAAAATGACAAAGGAGAAGTAAACAAAACGAAATCTGACCAGAAGAAATCTACCAGCGAGAAAAGCCTGAAAGTAAAGGCCGGAATTCCTGACCAGTTTTTAAAGCAGATCGCCAACCGTTTACAGACCAAGGAAAATTACAAAGGCTATGAAGGGAATATCACCCTCTTCCTGGAACCTTATGCCGTAAAAGGAATGGTTCTGGAGCTTGAAGGAGGAATGTATCCCGACAAAACCGGTGAATACTTTATTGAAAGCGTAAGCGGTGAGTTTGGGGCATCAGGAGGAAGACAGACGGTAACATTAGGATTTTTAATGCAGAAATAATGGCAACACCAGAATATATAAGAGAAGGTTTAAAACAGATCGCAAGCTCACACGCTCCGGCGGTAAGCAATATCGCACAGGTAAAATCTGTAGATGAAGGAAAAGCAATATGCATTCTGATTGATGAAGACGGCCAGGAATACATGGATGTAAGACTTCGTCCGGTGCTTACCGGCAACAAAAGCTTTATCCAAATCCCCAAAGTGGGAAGCTATGTCCTGGCAGTAAGAGTGGAAGATGATGATGACTGGATGGTGATTGCCTGTGATGAAGTAGAGAAATTCTACTGGACAACAGGAAGCACGAGCCTTGAACTGACCGACAGGATTCACATGGAAGCCAACGGAAAAAACTTCGCCAAGCTCGTGGATAAGCTTTTTGATGCCATCCAGGAGATGACGTTCACCACCAACTACGGTCCTACCATCAATCTGATCAACCTTGCGGATTTTGAAAATCTTAGAAATGAATTTAAATCCCTTTTAAAATGAGTTTAAGCGCAGCAGAACCAATACTTATCAGCGACCTGCTCAAAATTATGGAAGATGAGTCCGCTGAACAGAATGATGCAGGAGCATCAAGAACCAGAATTGCCCAGAAAATGGCCGAAGCAATCAAAAAGTTTGTAGAAGCCGGACAGGTAAAAGTAATCGTAAATACAACGGGAACGGCCACCGCCCAAACCGGTACAGGAACAGGAAATATAACATAATATGCCAGTAGATATTCTTTTAGATAAAAATTTTGAACTGCAGTTTGCAGAAGGAGACTTCGCTTTTGGTGAAAGCACTTATGAACACCAGAAAGCCCTGCTTTTAGCAGATAAAGGAGAAATTAAGCTTTTCCCTAAAAACGGAGTCGGGGCAAGAAGGTACCTGGAACATGCCGCTCCTGATGAATTAGCCAGAGAGATCCGCCAGGAATTCTTCGCAGACGGAATGAATGTACAGAAGATAAAAATTGATGAAAACCTTGAAATAGATATAGAAGCAGATTATGGAGATTAAAGTATTAAACAGGCAGTCAATTTTAGATATCTCCATACAGTACACAGGAGACGTTCAGAAATGTTTTGACATTGCCGTTGCCAACGGAAAATCTGTTTCCGACCTTCTGGCTTCCGGAACCCAACTTATTATTCCGGATGAATTAGAAAAAAACATTGATGTAACCAGCTATTACACATCAAGAATGATAAAACCCGCAACAGGGACAACACTAGAACAGGAAAACCAGTTCCCGTCCTTGAAAGGAATTGGTTACATGCAAATAGGAAACACTTTTAAAGTAAGTTAAGATGAATAAAACACTTCAGGAAATAATTAATCAGATTTTACAGCTTAAAAATGAAAACCCGGGTCTTCAGGCCCTAAATACATCTTCCAACACCTCTTTCTGGACCAAAATATTTGAAACGGTAGGCTTTGTGATCTGGAATTTTCAGGAAGCCTGTAAACTTCACCTCAAAGAAATTGGAACTCTGATCCAGGAACAGAAAGTTCCCACATTAAGATGGTACAGGAATCAGGCCTTGAGATTTCAATATGGTTTCAGCCTTCTTCCGGACAGCGATCAGTTCTCCCCTACTTATGAGAATGCCAGTGGAAACGATGTGGTGGCTACTCAGGAAGAAATTGATCTGTCAAAAGTAATCAAATATGTAGCCGTAACGAAGGCTCCTAACAGCTCCAAGATCTCCATGAAAATTGCGACCGAAGAGAATGAGGAAATCGTTCCGGTGAGTAACGAAATCAAAGACGCTTTTACCGCCTATATTGAAGAAATTCAGGCCGCCGGAGACAATATTGTTATTGTAAACTACAAACCGGATATTTTAAAGCTACAGTTCAAAATCTGCTATAATCCGGGAGTTCTTCTGCAGAACGGGATGAGTATCCGTACCTCCAGATTTCCGGTTCAAGACGCTATCAAAAGGTTTTTAAAGAACCTGCCCTTCAATGGAGAGCTGAGTGTTCAGAAACTTGAAGCTGCCATTTTAGCTGTGGAAGGCGTTACGGATTTGTTAAACAAAGAAGTATCAAGCAGATGGATAGAAGCCGGAGCACCGGGATACGGAAATTTCCAGCCGATAGAAATCAGCAGAATTCCAAGCTCAGGAAGCTTTACCCTAAAAGACCCGGATACCCAGCAGGAAGACTGGAGCGGTATTGAATATATTAATTATCAAGCACAATAATATGAATGATAACTTATTTAATATCAATTTTAAAAGGCTTGCCAGTTGGTGGCTTTTTACATTCTGGAGAACAAAATCGGTCTTAAACCTAATGTCTGTCTTAATCTTTTATATTGAAGAACTGTATATAGAATTCGGAAGAGAGAGAAAAGACAATATCAGAAAAATGAAGTACAACTACCAGAAGTTTTCACTTCAGAGTATTCTGAATTACAACCATGACAGAGCAGGAAACCGGATTAAAATTATAAAAGCAGTCCAGCATGATGGTGTTTATGTTTATACCGAAGGAGAAACCAATAATCTCAATGTGAATGATCCGAAGAGAAAATGGCTCTTTGGAGATGAAAAACCCATTTACCTTTGGACAGAAGCAGAACTGTACAGCGAGTACGATTTTATTGTAGAAATACCCGTAAATGCTGCCAATCCAAATGTCTCATTAATTAATATAGATCAGCTGAAAGCAGATATAGATTTTTACAAACTGCCTTCCAAAAGATATCAAATAAAAACAAAAGAATATTAATATGAAATATAATTTCAAATTTTTACAAACAGGCGGTGTGCCTCTTACCAATGACCTGATGGCCACTATTGAAGAGGCTTATGAGATCTTTGAAGCATTGGGAGATCTTGCAGGAGACAAAACAATCCTATCGGGATGTGATGTTATAGGAGCCAGTGTAAACCCAGGCATTGTAGCCATAGAAGGTAAGCTTTATTATTTTGAAGGAGGACTTTACTCCCCTACCGCTACCGTATATGTACACACAGAAAACATTTCGAAAATATTTGAGGATCAGTTTCCCAAAACATTAATCGAAAAAAGAACGGTAAAATTCGGAACCGGTACAGTAAGCTACAATTGGTCTGAATTTGTAAAGCTGGAAACCCTTAAAAACATCCAGATCAAAGTAAATAATACGGCAACCCAGATAGATGTTTCTGCATTAACGGCAAGAATTGCAAAGCTGGAACAGAAGACCGCACCATTCATCAACGGAGGTATTGTCATAGCCTGGAGAAAGCCTGTCGCTGAAATTCCTGCAGGCTGGAAAGAATGTCTGGATTTCAGAGGAAAAACCATTGTAGGCTGGAATCCTGCCGAATTCGAATTCCAGAATCTGGGTGGCGAAATAGGTTCAAAAACCCATACACTGACTATTGATCAGATGCCGAGACACTCGCACCAACACTATTGGACTATAGGAAGCAGAGGAGCCAGCGGTACAGGAGGAACTCTGGTAGATGGTAACAGAAATACCACTGAGACTGGAGGAAATCAGCCTCACAACAATATCCAGCCATCCAGAATCGCCATCTACATAGAACCTAACTTCCAGTAATCCAACATCAACCACCCTTTAAAACCTGTACAAAAGTATATTTTACATGACTGGAAATATATCTTAAAAAGAAAGTATTTCCGGGGCATCTTTAAGATCAATAAACCTTTTGACTATAATTCAACTGAACAATGAAAATACCTTTAAACCAAATATTCAGCTATTTTGAAACCGGAGACTTCCCAACCCAGGAACAGTTTCAGGCAGCATGGTCATCGTTTTGGCATAAAGATGATTCCATCCCTGCAGACAAGGTCATCAACCTTACTGTTACACTACAGAATAAAGTAGATAAATCCGTGTATGAGCTGCATCTTTCTGATCCGGAAGCCCACGCAGCGGTTTTAGCTAAAAAAAATGCAGCTAATCTTTCCGATGCAGACAAAGAAGCATGGAAAACAGTCCTGGAGGTGGGACAGCTTCCGGACAATATTGCTACGGTAGACAGTGATCCGCTTATAGGAAATGTTTATACAAAATCTCAATCCCGAGACCTGTTCATGATGATTGATGACTATGTAAACAATGACGGAAAGATTACCGCGGATAAACTGGAATCATTGGCTCTGACAAGGATCTTTAAAGTAAACGAATATACTCTTCAGGATTTTATCAGCAATTCTCATCTCTATCAGTATGAAGAAAGCGATCTTATTGCAATCCCTTCTGCAGACTGGAAATATACCCTGTATTTTTATATCGGTGGTGATAAAGCAAACGTTGAAAACTACCTTCCAACCGGCTTATCCAATGTAACTATAGGAATGGTGGAAGGCTTACAGAATATCCTGAACACCAAAATGGACAAGCCCACTGCTTCAGGAAACTATATCACTTCTCTTCTGAACGGAACAGTCACCTGGAAAGCAGTCAACCCTGCCTCCAACTACCTCCTGTACTGGAACGGAACCGATTTTAAAGAATCAGGTGTTTTCCATAATGCAGGTAAGCTTGGAATAGGATTAACAACCCCTGCTGAACAGCTGCATTTAACGGGAAGAGTGAGAAGTACAGGGTATATTTTGGAGGAAAATAGTGAAACGGTCAATAATCAGATCACCGCCTTCAACAGAAGCCTTTTATTCACAAACAGTGTGGGAATCAAAAAAACCATTTTAACCAATGAAGATCTGCCGTCTGAATTTTTGAAATTGCCTGCAAAGCTCACCAAAGCTCAGAAAGAACAATTTGGAATCGATTGGAATAACCAATACTCCAACGGAAATCTGAATGTATACGGGCTCACTCCTACTGTTATTAAAAATGATCATATTGTCAGATACTTTGTGTTGCAGGGATTAAACCTCAATGTCAATCCGGTATTCACTTCCATTAAATTTATACCGGTTGGAAATGCTATTGGAACAGGCGAAATTGAATGTTTAGGATTTCAGACTTTTGCCAACGGATTATCGATGATTGTTTCTGTGTATGGTGATACTTTACAGCCCGGCAATAAGTATAACCTGATCATCAGAACAACCAACCCAACGATCCAGGTACATAGAACGACAGGCTCCATCAATGTTGTAGATACCATCAACAATATTGATATCAGCGGGCTTAAATGGGAAACCAAATCGTATACGCCGGAACAGGAAGGAAATATATTTAACCTGAACGGAGGATTGTTCAAGTATAATTCAAACCCTAACAATAAAGCGTATGTTTACGAACCCAATGTTATTGTAGCAAGTGCTAAAAGTGATGTTGTTTTTGAAGCCAACACCAACTTCTATCTGGAAATGAATATGGCTCTTTCAACAGTGGGACAATCTACCGTCAGTGATGCATATGATTTTTATGGTTACCTGGGTTTAATTCAAAAAAATATCCCTTTAACCTTAGCAGATAATTCATTTTTAAGAGTGATAGGTTCCAGTTTTAGAAGTGGCGGCTATGAATCCGTATTGGTTTGGAATAATATTTCATCCCTTGCGGCCAAAATTGAACCCGGTGCTACAGTTAT